AAGATTTGTTGGGGCATATCACGACCTCACACGTGCTACCCAGCATGGAGACAATGCTCTACATGACATCAGTAGAACCAGATGTCAGAGTGCTCCTGGAAGTGACCAAACCACTGTGTGCCGGGTGTCGAAGACACGTCGCTGTGGACAACGGCATCTACCACCAGACTCAGACCAGGACTCAGCTGTGCTGCTCCACCCAATGTCTTGCCCTGGCCCAATCTTTTGCTCCCTCATAGAGCAGTGGGCGACACGCCTGTTCCTGGGGCTCACGGTAGGAGCCGCTGCGCTGGTCATCCTGGCCATACTGGTGATGGGAGAGAAGAGGCGACAACGTGCTGGCAGTGCGCTCAGGGGAGTACCTGGTCAACTTGGACGCCATGCTCTTCGCCTCCGAGACCGAGCCCGGGGAAGACTCGTCCTCGGTCGAGATCTTCTTCACCAACACCTCGCTCGTGCTGGACGACATGACGCTGGCAGAGCTGAGCAGACATATGACTGGGATGATGCTGGTGACGATGAACCCCGGCGAGAGCCAAGAGGACTTCTTGAACCGGCTTACGACTGAGCAGGGAGGTGTCTGATGTCTCGATACGGCCTGATCTGGACGATCGTTGGCGTGCTCGCCATCATCGCTCTGCTGATTTTCATCATCCCGCGACTGTCCCACTGAGCTCCACGGAGTCATAGACACCCCTGAGAGACTGGAGCCATGCCCGAGACCCAGAGCGCGTTCAAGAACGCAGCTGATGCCTACGGGTCGATGTCACCAGGTGAGGTGCAGGGAGAGGTCACCGAGAAGCTGAACTCAGGTCCTGCCCTGGGTGAGCTGGGTGCCACCGGCCTGAAGCGGTCTGGCGGTGTCATCGACGAGGAGTTCCTCCCCGCCCTGAAGGGCACCAAGGGCGTCCAGGTCTTCACCGAGATGAGCAAGAACGACCCTGTCGTGGGTGCGTTGCTGTTCACCATCGAGAAGCTGCTGCGCCAGATTGACTGGAACGTGGTGGGTGCAGATCAGACCCCAGAGCAGCAGCAGGCGGTTGAGTTCGTCGAAGAGTGCATGTCGGACATGAGTCACTCCTGGGACGACCTGATCGCAGAAGTGCTCTCGATGCTGCCCTACGGCTGGTCCTGGCATGAGGTGGTCTACAAGAAGCGGATCGGCCCCTGGGAGACATCCCCCAAGCGCAAGTCGAAGTTCAGCGACGGGAAGATCGGCTGGCGAAAGATCAGCATCAGAGCCCAGGAGACGCTGTTTCGCTGGGTCTTCGATGACGATGGCGGGATCAAGGGGATGGTGCAGATCCCAGCCCCGAGATACACCCAGATCACCATCCCGATCGAGAAGAGCCTGCTGTTTCGGGTAGGCACCCACAAGGGCAACCCTGAGGGCGTCTCCATCCTGCGTAACGCCTACCGACCCTGGTACTTCAAGAAGCGGCTGGAAGAGTTCGAGGCCATCGGTGTGGAGCGTGACCTGGCTGGTCTGCCCACCGCCAAGGTGCCCAGCAGGATGATGAAGCCGAACGCCACTCCTGACGATGCCAGGATGTTCAACGCGTTCAAGAAGCTGGTCTCCAACGTGCGCCGGGACGAGCACGAAGGCATCGTGATCCCCAGTGATGCCGACCCGGACACCAAGCTGCCGCTGTATGAGTTCGAGCTGATGAGCTCTGGCGGCTCCAGGACGTTCGACACCAACGCGCTGATCGACCGCAACAGCCAGGCGATCCTGATGACTGTGCTGGCCGACTTCATCATGGTCGGCCACCAAGACGGTGGCAGCTATGCGCTGCACGTGGACAAGACCGGCATCTTCCGGGCAGCGCTGAACAGCATCGCCCAGAGCATCGCTGACACCTTCAACCGCCATGCCATCCCCAGGCTGTTTGCCATCAACGGCTGGAAGCTCGACCAGCTGCCCACCCTGAAGCCTGGCAACGTCGATCCCCCGAACCTGACTGAGCTGGGTGGCTTCATGACCCAGATGGCTCAGCTCGGGATGACCTTCTTCCCCGATCCCGACCTGGAGAAGTTCCTGCGCGAGACTGCGCACCTGCCCGAGCTACCTGAAGAGGTCGAAGAGCAGCACCGCAGCATGGCCCAGCAGCAGAACGCCATGGACTTCATGCAGCAGAAGATGGCTCACCAGGGTGTGGCTGACCAGGAGCAGATGGTCCAGGACGGCCTGACGCCAGATCAGGCCCAGATCGAGAGCCAGTCTCCGCATCCTGACGGCATCCAGGGCCAGGCTGCCAACCAGCAGATGGCCAACGAGCAGCAGATGGCTGACCAGAAGCTGCAGAACACCGCTCAGGAGGGTCAGCTCAAGGCTGCCCAGGGTGCTCAGCAGCTCCAGCTCGGTGCGGCTACGGGTCAGCAGAAGCTGCAGCAGAGCGACGCTGCCCACCAGCAGCAGATGTCGCAGACCGATGCCCAGAACCAGCTGGCCAACACCCAGACAGCCACCCAGGGTCAGCTGAGCGCACAGCAGAAGCAGGATGAGCTGCAGTTCACCCAGCTGATGAACCAGCTGCAGGCTGCCCACGATCAGCAGATGAAGGACATGGAGCTGCAGCAGGGACAAGCCAGCGGTCAGCAGCAGCTGAAGCAAGGTGCTGCCAGCAACGACCAGAAGCTCAAGTTCGGCAGACAGTCCCATGAGCAGGAACTGCGTCATTCCAGAGACTCCCACACTCAGGGGCTGAAGCAGTCCAGTGCCGAAGGTCGCCAGAAGATGTCCCAGGAGAAGGCCAGCCACGAGCAGAAGCTGAAGGACGCCAAGCGCGAGGCCAACTACAACAAGCTGCACGACGCCAAGAACGACAAGGACCGCCCATCCAAGTTCAAGAGATAGGAAACCTGTGGGAACCTACTCAGACGCCGGGAAACAGCTCGATCAGGATCTGAGCGACATCTCGGGTCGGCTCACCTCGCTATCAGCAGCGATCACCGGTACCAACGATGCAGTCACCCAGCTGGCAGGATCGACCAAGCAGCTGGCTGATGCCATCATCACCCTGGATGCCCGGCTGAAGGTGCTGGAGAATGCCAAGCCAACAGATCCAGTGCCACCTGGAATCAGCTGTGCGCCACCCAACATGGCTGGTCCTGGTGCAGAGCCAACTGGAGCAAGCCTGACCTCAGCTGGTCAGCCCAGTGCCAGCATCACGCTGACCAAGAAGATGGACGCCTTTCCCGCCAACAACGGGCTGACCTTCGGCAAGGTGAACTTCAAGGATCCAGACTGCAACCGGCCTGGCAACTACCCGGTGTATGACTACTACCTGGGTGGCAAGCCGACCAGCCTGCAGGGCACCAGCGCTGATGACTCGATCCTGGAGCTGCCAGCGAACAGCCTGAGCCAGGGCTACCGGAGCCTGGACACCATCAACACCCCGGACACCAACCCGTACTACATCGTCCGGACCGACAACGCGAAGCTGATCCAGGACCTGACGGTGAAGGGCAACACCCAGGGCACCAGCCCGAAGAACGGCAAGCCCTACAGCTTCCACGGCTGGCAGCTGTACGGGACGACTGATCCCACGCTGCGCAGAGTTCGCTTCATCGACATCTCGGGGTCTGAGGGAGTACCGCCGAACGAGACCTTCGCGGTGTTCGGTTACAACATCACTGGCACCTACACCGTCGAGGACTGTGAGTTCCTCGGCAAGACGCTGGAGGGTGCCTCAGCCATCAGCTGCATGGCCAAGGGCACGCTGAAGGTGATTCTGCGCCGGATCAAGGTCCAGAACTACCCGAACGGCTCTGGCTGGACCATCTTCAACACCACGATCAGCAGCTTCCTGGCCGAGGACTTCGCCACTGACAACGCCATGAGTGGCCTGAACTTCGAGCAGCTGAATGTCAACGGCGGGGCCAAGGTGAACAACGCCGTGGACTCAGGTGTCGTGCTGAACAGGCTGGACATCAGAAATCCCAGTGGTCGGATCTCTGGCTACAGCCACATCAGTGTCGACAGCTCCCAGGCTGGTAGTGGGGTGAGCAACAGGTTCGACATCCATGACCCGATCGGGATCACCGAGTCCAACAAGTTCGGGGTTTGCATCAGCAATGGCTACGGCTTCGCAAACGTGCCCAAGGGGCCGCAGGCTCAGCGTGGTGCAGACATCCACCTCTGGATGGGTAACACTGAGCGGAACGATCTGCTGTGGTTTACCCGAACGAGCGGTGCTGCCTGATGCCCCCTGAAGAGCACTATCTGTACGGCTACGAGGCCTGGACCCGCTCTGGAAAGAACAGGGGCGAGGCATGGTCGCATACCAAGGTCACACCGCTGCGGGCACCGATACGATGTAGATGGCGTATCGGCCTAGTTAGCGCCAAGAAAAGTCAACCCCAGCCAGGGGCACCTGGCCAACCTGCCACTGGGCAAGAGGAGATCACCATGCAGTTGACTGCCGACCAGCAGGTCGAGCTGAGCATCACCGGTCAGGACGCCTACGGCAACTCCGTCGATGTATCCGGAGATACCGAGTGGCACAGTTCCGACGACTCCATCGTGAGTGTCCAGGGCAACGGCACGTCGGCCACGGCTACCGCTGTGGGTCCGGCAGGTACAGCGGCAGTCACCGTCAGCAATGACGTGGACCAGGACGGCACTGGCGACTTCCAGGGCAGCCTCGCCATCGACGTGGTCTCTGGCCGGATCGCTGAGATCCGCGTTCAGCAGGGTCAGGTCACCGACAAGCAGGGCAACCCGGTCGAGCAGCCTCCGGTCGTGGACAACACCCTCCCGACTGGTGGCGATGCCAATACCGGTGGCGACCATGTCGACAACACCCTGCCGACCGGTGGTGACGCCAACACTGGTGGTGACCATGTGGACAACACGCTGCCGAACCCGGACGACCAGCCGCACCCGGACATCAGTGGTCCTGGCGACCAGCCCGTCCCGGACGAGGGCAATCTGCCCTACGTGGACCCTCGGTCGCGCCGGAAGTAAGGAGAGACATGACAGAGTCGCAGAGAGCTACTGGCTCGCAGACAGCAGGTGAGGTCACCGAGCCCAAGCGGGTGGTAGCGACCAAGAACGACACCACTGACTACAAGCGCAAGGCCAAGAACCTGCCAGATGACGAGGTACTCGCTCAGAACATCGTGGAGACCGTCAAGCAGGTCGATGCTGCCGGTGAGCCGGTAGAAGATCCTGGTCAGCTGACCGAGGACTTTGCTGGTGACTACCAGCGTCGGGTGCAGCTGGGTGTGCCAGCGAACGAGCTGACCTATGAGGATGACGAGGACAGCGACGACGAGGGCAAGACCGGCTACAAGCCGGAAGATCAGGACAAGAACGAGAACTGAGTAGTGCGGTCACAGCCTGTGAGGGACGAAGAGCCTAGCGGACTGTGGCCGCATTATCTTTCCACCGCCTGTCTGCACGAGAACCACGCTCAGTGCCGTCTGCAGTGCAAGTACTGCGACGCCCACTGCCAGTGCTCGTGCCATCGAGACACCAGTCAGAAGAGCCGGGGGTAGGGACCATGGAGATGGTGCAGATGGCCTCCTACGAGTCTGATGGCAGGCACGCGGTCGACAAGGCCTTCAACCCGAACGTCATCAAGCTGCCTAAGGGCACGCTGCGCAAGGTCGCCTTCCACGGTGCCAAGACGGCTCAAGACCCGTATCACGGGGTGTACCTGGCAGCCAAGAAGCTGAAGCCCAAGCACTTCAACAAGCTGCAGAAGCTGTACGCCTCCGCGATCGAGACCCAGCCCAACTTCTTCTAGCACCATTGTCAGGTCTTGACAGATCTATCAGGTCTGTTAGGTTGATGACGTGCCTGACGGTAGCAAGAACCTGGACAACTGGACGCTTGCCGAGATCAAGGAGTGGCTGTTCGAGCACGCCGAGAAGGGCACCGTCTGCCCGATCTGTGAGCGACCAGCCCGGATCTACAAGCGGTTGATCACCTTCCGGATGGTGATGGCTCTGGTGAACCTGCTCCGTGAGGACGACTGGGTGCACCTGCCGACCAACGACGCGTCGAAGGAAGCTGCCCGACTGCGGTACTGGGGAATGATCGAGGAGCAGTCCGAGGTGCGTCCTGACGGTGGCAAGCGTGGTGTCTGGCGGATCAGGCCCAGAGGCAGGCTGTTCCTGCAGGGTCATCTCAGGGTGCAGAAGTACGCCCATGTCTTCGGCAGCAAGCTGTTGAAGTTCTCCGGTCCGCAAGTCAGCGTGTACGACTCGGTGAAGACCAAGAAGTTCGATCTGAAGGAGCTGCTGGAGAGATGAAGGAGGACGACTTCGAGAACGGCCCCACTCCTCCCTTCGAGAAGTTCCTGGAGCTGGAGGCCGAGGACGACAACTTCTGGTGGCGGATCGGCTGCGGTCACCACATGAATCTCTTTGAGGATGCCACTGCCAGGATCGAGATCGCTCTGCAGCAGCACCATCCACACTGCACGACCTGTGGAGTGGACAACTGCCAAACCCGGCGCATCCTGAGCACCCAGTACGGAGGCGAGTAGATGACTGTCGCTGAGCTGATCGCGATCTTGTCCAAGGCCGACCCTCTGATGAAGGTGTTCATCTGGGACTGCTACGACGACGAGATGAGTGACCAGATCTACGTCACGGTGTCTGACTACTTCCCGCGTCACACCCTGGAAGTAGAGAAGGTCGTTCTGGTTTCCTCGTACGTGCCCTTCAACCGAGAGCAACAGCTGACATGAAGTGCGAGCTCTGCGGGAAAGAACTGCCGAAGGAACATGCCTGGGCGAAGATCAGGGCACATTCAGACGGCTGGTTCTTCAGTAAGGACGGCACGGCCTGGTGCCCGGATCACAATCCTGAGTGGGTGGCCGAATGGCGCGCCAAGCAA